CCGTTTCGGAGACAGCGTTAAACCCCATCATGATCTCAACAACGCGCTGGGCAACCATTCTGGGGGGCTTACCAGGAGCGTACCACGCCTTTGGGTACAACACAGCGTATTTAAACGCATAGGTGTACGCACTAAGCCGTAAGGTATGTTCAGCTCCAACGGTAGAAATATTCCTAGGATAAGTAGGTTTACAATATGTCTCCCCCTTCATAAATGCCTGCACGACGACGGGGTTAACGCCCGAAATCCAATGCATAACCTGAGATGACCTCGAGCGTTGCGAGGGTTTGTCCTGGATGTCGATAATTTCCTGAATCTCAAGCGGGGTACCCCGGCCAACCTGATCGCCTAACAACTCCCGGACAAAGTCCTGGGCAAAACGAGAATAGCGAACAGGTGGATTGGTAAAGTTCAAAACCTTCTCAACACGACCCACTATTGAAGCGTAATCATTGTTATAAGAACGATTTGGAACCACATCAGGGTTCTCCACAAGAGACGGTGCGACTGCGCGCCCAATCTCCTTGCCGTCCTCTGTGACAAGTCCAGCAAGAGCCTGAAAGCGCAAAGCCTCAAAACGTCCAGCGGCATGGGTGACATTCAGCAATGGCAATTCCCCAACTGATTTCGCTATACGAAATAGGGGCGGCGCATCACTAGAAGGATCCTTGCTAACACCGGAATTTCGGAGGTATCGCTCCACATCAGAGATGTTCTTAAATTTCGACTCCTCGACACGAATCTGGATGGCATACCACAAAGCCACGGGTAAACAAGTGGAAGTGACGGCACGCCCATGGGATAGCATCCCAATAGAAAGCATGTCACCACTACGCTCTTCAGTAACATCTTCACCGGTGTCTTTACTGACCCGCTTAAGGGTCGTAGTCGCACGATAGCCGTTAACAACGCCAAGCCCAAAACCAAAGGTCTTGCGTTGTAGACGCCTTTCGTTCAACAACCAACCAAACCATCGAATACGACAGATTGGATTGATAAACACTAAGCGATGATGTCGATCCACTTGTTTGACGTCAACCGAGCATAACGTCCAGTTGAACCACCGGGTCCAGACCAACACATGATCACTGCTATAGTCCCATAGTTGATGTTCATATACACGCCCTCCCGAAACGTCCATCACCACGCCCTTAGGCGTCAAAGCATAACTATATTCCAAGTTAGAGTGGCAGACTTCATCTGGTACAAACGTGTACAACACTACGGGACGCCCGTGACAAATCCAGTGGCTCCAGTCAACGTAGTAATCAACGTCAACCATCTTAATGATAGAAACTGCACTAACCGCATCATTACGACAGGGATAGGCAGCATCCTTACCAATAAACCACTGATGATACGTCAGGTCTTGCGGGCACTCACGCCCGCTAGACGAGACATTGTACGGTACACACCCAACGCTAAAGATAAAATTATCAATGGCTATGGATGCGGCCGTACGACTTGCCGCGGAAGCTCCATGCGAATGGCCTGGCGTCGCCTTAAGGAAATCGATCTTCATTTCCTGTTGCCAGACTCGCCGGTAGGATGTGCCAGCATATCTAGTTGTTGTCAACTGGCACAATGACCCCACCATCTCAGTACGCGCACGATTCAGAGCCTCATCGAAGTGCTCCTGCACGACAGTGGGGACGGCCCGGTACACAAAATGCACCAAAGCCTTAACCCCACGATAAGCGCAGTAGACCCCGACGACTCCACAAACCACTTTTACAGCGGTACTGTATCCTCTACTTGGTACAAGAGTATCGTACCCTGGGCATACGCCTTCGCTATATACCCCCCGGTAAGAGGCTTCTCCGAGCTTCAACATTTTCGTAGTTGGGTTTTGACAGAGTATATCAAACGGATTAGGGTTAGGATTGTAG